CATCAAGTTAGGGTAGGAGTTTTCAAACACGTGGAGTAGGGTGACTCCGATATCGGTAACTTGCTCGCCATAGGAAAATGTCGAGGTGTACCCTGTTCAAATTCACTGAGGGAGTGCAATTGTTGGTCAAGACTGGACCGGCTGTTGTCCCAAAGGTAGAGACAGATCAAGTACACGTTTAAGTCCTCAATCTAATAGTTACAGTATAATCCAACTGTAACCGAATTTCCAGGATTAACAAAAACAAAAGAAAAACCAAAATTAAACCCAAACCCCGTCGTCGAGCGCGACAGAAAAAGAAAGCCTCAATGAGCCCGTGGGCTCGGATGTTATACGATCCATGTAACTCCCCACTAGTCGCTGGATTCTTTCCCAATGAAGGAGGTAACCTCATGCGTGTCAAGAAGTCTATTTTCAATAATAGTACTGGCACATGTGGTTACATCCTCTGGATAGATGATTATCACCAAGCCGGTGACAGACTAGACGCTAAACACTCAGAGTCCTCTCTCTATGGCGGTAACTTGTTCATCTGGTCATCAGACAATCCTGATACACAACCCTATAACACCCGGGTTATCAGCGAGAACAAGGAAGCCTTCGGAGAGACCCGATCAGACTCCTTCGCACAAAACTCAGAATTTTCTTCTGCACACACCGTTGTCGACCCCGCCCACAGCTGGGTCAGCGGTAACAACGTACAAGACGCACGAACCATTTCGTCTTGTATACGTATGAAGTACACTGGTCAAGAGCGGCTCGCCTCAGGTGAGGTCGCTCTGATCGAGAATCTGCCAATTGATTCTATTTTGAGAGGAGCGATTGACGAGGAGGCTGTCAGTGTCAACATGTTGTTCAACTCCGCCAGACACGTCCAAAGACTCGGTAATGTACCAGTCGAGATTAAAGGACGACCCAGCGCTGCGAGTGACACCTTTAGAAATAGCCACGCCACACCATTCATAATTAGAGCACAAGAGAATCAGAGCACCGGGAAATCACCCGCCGGCCGAATTCAAGCTCCTAATGTATATGGCTTAGCGTGGAGAGGTATCTCCATCAATGCGGACCAACCCACCTGCTTGTTCACATACGAACTCACTAAGAACGTTGAATGGCGGCCAGAGCCAAACGCCAACGCCACCAACGTCGTCCCAAAAGCCCGTTCCGGTACACCCAAATTCCAATCTGCCACATCATGGCTGGACAACAATGTACCGGGATGGACCACACAGCTCACCAGCGCCCTTGCGTACGCTGGTAAGTACTTCGTCAACCGACGAAGAAACCAAGCTTTGCAATTCCATCCGGGATTATGAAGATTTATCGCAAGCTCATGCACCCACCTGTTCTACAATTGATATTATGCCATCCACGATGGCCGTCACCTGTCCATGTCAACAGCTCGCTAACTGTCGGTTAGGAGTGTCACATGGGTGATGGTAGTCAAAGACCAAGAAAGCCAACGCTTCGTATCAAGGAAGATAATCGGTGCAGCCGAAAACTCACGCAATTCCTGCGGAATTGTAATCTCCACGTGTTTCTGTCCCTACAGCGGTTATATACTCTGCTTAGTCCATCAGCTTGGAACCTGATCGACCAGCTCCCTCCATCCGGAGCTCCCTTTCCGTGAAAGCCCGAAGTGCTTCACCGATCGTACTCAACTTCAAACTCAGTCTTATTTTTAGTTAAACTAACGTTGAATGCGCATACACGATGTAGTATCCCGTGGATTGTAAGCCGCAGCGGACTAAACTAAAATTAAGTACTAATACATTATTCACACATTTCACGAGCACAGCGGTAGTCGACTGAGATTCCGGGAAGTCGTGGGGAGACGAGTAAGTATTGAAGATAACATGAGCGCCTTTCTTAAGCCCATTGCGGGGTTTTTCCTTTCTGCTCTTTTGCGGAAGGGGGAGTGGGGCGGTACATAGGGTTATAAGTGGTTGGTTGCGTGCATCCTTCCCATCGTATTCCTTCGGGACGTGCGGCTTAGGCAACACCCTTCATTTTGTATCGCTTTCTTCAATATCGAAACTTAGCCCTGCGTTGGTTTGTAACCACGACGAGGAGACAGTTTTGTCACACAAATAATCACTTCAAATCCTGCTACCGTAGGTATAAACACACACACTCTTGGGGGGGATGGCTTCCACCTGCACCTACTCCACGTTGGAGAGGGCCCTTTTGGGCAGAGTTGACCTGGAGAAGGAAAGTTTCTATCCGGTCGGGTATACTCGACTTTAAGAGAGTATACACAAACTAACATATTTCGAAACATCATGGAGAATTACGATTTAGAACCACAAACAACTCCCATGTTAAACATCCATGGCATCATGCAACCAAGTGAGGTGCCAGGAAACAATCGACATGCTCTCGACCGTCGCTTTCAGAAGCGGCGACGGAAAAGAAAGAGAAGAAAACGACCAGCTTCTAGGCGTACGCGCAAAGACAGATACCAAGGCGTCCGCATCGGCGAAGCCAAGAACCCAGGACCACCACCTTTTTATCAGAAGGTGATGGACTGCGTCCCGTTCGAAGTGACAAAAGTCGCCGAATGCATCTTTGGTGCCCAGTGTCACTGCCCTACACACCGCCACCTTGTGAAAGGCCAGATGAACCCGGCTATGCGCCGGAAACTCACTAAAGCCACGAAGAAGGGCGAGCTAAAATGGAAGCCCGTTAAATACAGAGTTTGTCAACACTCGAATCGGGCTAAAGATTGTAGCAAGTGCACATCAATGCAAGAACCTCACTATCACTCAGAAGGTGAGGAAAAACAAGCGCACCCATCGGTTAAGCTGTATGCCGAATGCGATTTTAAACAGCAGAATTCCGAGATTGACGATCCCGTTGAAGGTGAACTACCCGCAGTAGCGGTACACGTGCAACCTGTAGAACCTCAATTATTGCTGGTGGGCCAACCCGCCGAGCTTGAACAAGATGAGAAGGCAGAATTAGAATTACCCGTTGTTAACGGAGACGAAGCCAACCATCAAGAAGAAGTGAAGCAAGAGGTCGAAATGGACCACAAACATGGAGGGGCACCCATGGAAGTGGACGAGGAGTTGGAAGATGAGGCAGAATTAGAATTACCCGTTGTTAACGGAGACGAAGCCGAAAATCATGCAGCCCCGGATCAAGCGGAAGTAGTCCAAGATGAAGGACTAGGCGCGGGGAACGATCCTCCCGCGCAGCCCCCGCCAGTAATGGCGGATCCCCACCCCGAGGACGGTGGAGGGGACGACGAAAAGAATCCAGGAGACGAAGAACCTGGAGACTTTGATAACCTACTGGCCGAGATGTACGAGGTCAAGGAACGTGTCATCAGCACCAGCCTCAGCGCGACAGAAATGACCACCTTTTGGGGTGACCTTAAGAAGGTTCTCAAGAGAATGAACCCGCTGCTGAAGGAGGTGCCTGACTACCCCGAACTACCAGGAGATTTCTCCGGTTCTATACCTGTAACCACATACGACACCACACATTTCTCCTACATTTGGAAAGATGTCGACAATTTCAACCCGGGTCGTAGAGTAACAGAAAAACAACGGAAGGAATACTTCAATTACGCACGGAGCATTTATAACGACCACCGCATAGGTGATGTCAACATGGACATGTTGAAATTGATCATGCGCAACGATAAATTGCTCTTACCCGCGTACATCACCGGTGACGGCCAGGCCATGAAAAGTGTGTTTCAGAGGGTCAATTTCGTCGCCACAAACATGCCACTTTTTGACCATTACATCAAATGTCAAGAAATATACATTAACACGGTGGCATATGCTGTGAATTGTCTCACCTTCAGGTATATGATAATGCAATCCTCATTACCCGGTACCTTCAAACCGTATTTTCACAGCGGGCCAGCCTCCCAACGCCAGAGGTGAGGCCCTTATTCCGAGTCGGCGTCGTCAAAACAAAAGAAAAGAAAATTAAGAAGAAATTTGTGTTTGATCGACGATGGCGCGCCGTCGGAAAAGGTAAAGAATTTTTTAAGGAAGGAGAGGTACGATTTCCTGTCGTCGTTAGCCAGAAACGAGACGGAGTTTATCGAAGCATGCCTGGACCTTGTGCAGCCCACACTGGTATTATTTACGCTAATTCCAATGAGAATGTCAGACTCGCCCTCCGGCGACTGACCGCTTGTCGTTTACGTAAAATAATCATCTTTGGGGAGGAGCATGAACTGTTGGACGGTGGAGAATATCACTATCGACTTTTGCAACAACAAGCTGATTTCATTCAAGCGCATCAGCCCATTTTCAAAAGTATATTCACCGACTACCAGTACGTCCTTTCAAAATTCACCACGATGCATAGAGAGACTATGTTACACCACGCAGATAAGCACCCAAAAATGAGACTTAGGATTCAAGCTTACCTGGAACTCATCGAAACCGGAGAAATTGCGAATGAACTCTGGTTAAAAGAGGTTTTATATAAATTTAAAAGAGACGAAATAGCAAAACTTGGAAAATTTGGTCGAATGATCGGAGACCTCGGAGTCGCCGCATCGCTACAAGGGTTTGTCATTATGGAAATGTTGAAAGACGCCATGGCAAAACATCCCGTTGAACTCAATGGGGGTTTGATCTACTTTTGTAAGAAACCAAAACAATCACAGCTAACCTGGGTATTTAAACAACTCATAAACCCAGACGGACGATTCTTTTACGTTTTATTCTCTGATGATTCCTGCTTTTCAATCAGGATCAACGGAGTGGTATACACCTTTAACATTGATATTAGCAGCTGTGACGCATCACACGGAGCCGCTTTATTTGACCTTTTCGAAGGTATATCTAAGGAGAAAAACATTGCCGAAGTGATGCACGTACTTGTCGAGCAATGTAGACTGACTATCAGAGTTAACGACTTACAACCAACCAAAAGACGAGTTAAATTGAAATACCCCGATCCACGCTTATATTCAGGATCCACGATCACCACCGCTATCAACAACCTTGCTAACATTAATATTGCCATCTCGCTCGCGGAAGCAGATTTCAGTCAAGGAGATATTGTGCAAACCATCTCCATGGCAGCAGAACGAGCTGGCTACGTTGTAACTTGCGAAGTGTGTGAGAAATACCATGACATACAATTTCTAAAGCACTCCCCCGTGTTCGATGTCGAAGGTCAACTGAGACCTTTGCTCAACATTGGCGTGCTGCTTAGAATGTCTGGTACGTGTAGGGGCGACCTCCCTGGGCGTAAAACCGAATCCCTTGCCGACAGAGCTAAGGTACTCCAACACCGACTATTACAAGGAGCCTACCCCAAAGCTTCATTCCCATTAATTGACAACATGAAAGACCGAGACATTCCCACCTTAAGCACACGTACACACGATCAGATCAATAGAAAAGTCGCGAAACTGTTTGAATACAAAGTTGACGCAGACGAATTCTTCACCGTTGATAGTGTCGAAATGTGGCAAAGGTATCGTCTTGATGAATATGACATCTTCGAAGTCGAAGAGATATTCGGAAACATGAAAGTCTTTGAACACTTGTCATCAAAATCCCTCGGCAAAATCCTAAAGAAGGACTATGGCCTCCAAGAATCGGAAGGCCTCTCTCTCTATACACCACACCACTTGGACATCTGAGATGTCTGAGTAACAATGCTATTGAAACTTGAT